TTTTATAAATGGTTCTTTAATTGGCACAGGAACAGCTGCAAGTAGTTTTTCATCACCATTAACAACTTTTAAAACATCTCAAGGTGATAATAGTGCTCCTTATAACGGAAATATAAAATCAATTGTACTTTATAAAACAGCATTATCAAACCCACAATGTATAAACCTAACAACAACTCCATAATATGAACATTTATAAACTCAAATATACAACTAAAGTTGATGCTGAAAAAGACCTTAAAGAAAAGGGTGTTTATGTAGAGACTGAAGAAGGTCTAACATATGCTACAGGTGTTCACGCTGTAGTAGAACTTGGCAAGATTATTACTACTTATGGTACTTATGACGAAGAGGGTAACGAACTTACTGCTCCTATCTATGCTGATGGCTACCACTACGACATAATGTGTGAGCAAGACATTGACTTTGGAAGTAACTCAATAGAAGTAACCAATCCTAAACACGGTTTTTTAGGACATAATTAATTAAAAAATGGCAGGTGATAATCAACCTGCCATGTCATCATAAATTGATTTTTCAGAATTACTGAGACTTTCATATGTGTATACTGATTCTTTAAACATTTCATCTTCAGAATCATAATATGGTCCATCTTTGTAACCCATTGGTTTTTGCCATTTAGGTCTAAAGTATACATCAAAGTTTCTATTTAAATATGAAATAGAAACACCAGTTACTTCGTGTATTTTTGTTTTAGTACAACCTTTAAGGATCATGCACATAATAGTTTCTGAATGTTCATTATCTAAACTCATGGTCCAAAGTAATGAAATCCTTCATTTACAATATCAGTATCATTACCTTCTATTATATTCCAACACATAGTACCAAGACTAGATGTAACTTGTCTGTTCTTATCCTCTTTTTTAATAAAGTATTTAGAACCTTGCATATAAGTGTAATCACTAGACTCTCTAAAAGAATTTGTGTATTGTTCAATTGCTTGAAATACAAGTTCCCATGTGTAATCTGGATACTCATTAAAGAACCATATGAATCTCTCATAAAGTTCTTTAGGATTTGTACGATATGCATTTGTTGAGTCAGGGCGTTTTCCTTTTGGAAAATACTCATTATATCTTACAATATTCTCCTCCCAATCTTCAAATGGCACTTTCTTTTTGGCTGGTGCTTTTTCTAATATTTTTTGGCCATTACGCAATACACCTTTACCAAGAGTAGTTAGAACATAAATTCCTTCTATTTCTTTCATGTAATCACAAAGAGCAAGTCTATATTGCTCACTGCGTACATTGATAAAATTTGAGTGCGTATAACCATTAAATGCAGAATGTAACACATAGAAGCCATTAGGGCTAAGTTTTTGCTTAACCAGATAATCATAAAATTCTTTCATGTTAATTTAGTATTGGTTCTTGTTTCTTCTTTTTTACAGAGATTGATTGTTCTGTTATTGGAACAAATCTATCTGCTCTGTATCCAATCCAAGGTAGTCCAAATTTTGTTCTACCTTCATTTGTAACACCTTTGATGATGTAGACTTTTTGTTCAAAGTTATTACGAAACTCAGATATAACTGAGTAAGTTTTTCCTTCCTTAAGCTCTGCGCCAGGAGGTAATTTGTCATCATTAATGCATAGGACTTCCATAATGTAAAAAATATAGGGCTGCTTTTACACAGCCCTTTGTAATTATCTAACAGGACATGCTCCTCCTTCGCAATCTGCAATATCTATATCATCTAAATTGATTGTTTCATCAAATGAAGATATAGGAGTTACAGATGCAGAAAGCTCTAAATACTTAGCTTCTGTGATTTCTTCCAATGGTGCTTGATCAAAACCATGTTCATTGTGAAGTAAGAAAGATACTGATTTCACATTTACATAGTTTTCAGAAAGCCATTGTTTAATTTCATCAAGTTCATGTTTGCGATAGTAAATTGTTACTGATACTGCATTGTCTGACCATTCAGTTTGTAAACGTTTAATTACTTGCAACTGATCAACTGCAGACATATCGTTAGCAAGTAGAGTATGCTTTGGAAATTTGCATGGAAATGATACAATTATAGTACTGTGATCTTCTGTTCCATCAAAATTGCGTTGAAATTCTACAGGAAATCCATTCTTCCTACATACTTTTACAATTGGACTGTCAGAAGACATTCTAATTCTACGTATATAAAATTGTGAATATGCAGGATGCGCACCAGATGTAACACCAGCTAACAAACTTAATGTACCAGATGGTTTAACAGTTGTCAGTTTAATTGATGGATTAAAACCTTTTCCTTTGCTATATTCTGTATCATATGCACGTAAATAATTATAACAATCTGATAACCAAGAACGCTGCTCATCTGTAGCTTGAAGATAACCTGTAACACCAATACCCATTCTCATGTTCTTGTGTACAATGTCTTCAGTTTCCTTTACTGCACATTTAATTGCTAATGAGTGTTTGTTAATTCTATAAAGTATTCTAGATACCTCAAGTAGTTCATTATATGATTCAATATTTGGAAGATAGATTTCTGCTAAACAACATGTCTCAAAGTTTGCTAATGATTGTTCTGCACATGGATTAAAACCCATTACTTCAGGATCAGGATATTGTGTTTCACCAACTCTACCCATTCTGCGAGATGCTTCAAGATTGATTAAACCATATGGTTCACCATTTCCTTTGTATCCTTCCCAAAATTCTTCTGGCAACTTTGATATGTCATCACATATAACAGAATTGTTACTCATTGCACGCCAGTTAGGAATTCCTCCAAGATCCCAACGTTTTGCACGTAAGAAATCAAAATCATCATAATCACCTAATGCAATTTGTGCTGAACGTCTTACATTACCTGCAACTACAATGCGTCCAATAATGTTCATTATATCAAGACAATCAACTGGGCGTAGTCTTTTACCTGATCTTGAGTTAAGAATAGTGTTAATTTCACCAATTCCCCACACTAAATCTTGTGGACCAGATGCTACACCACCAAATCCTTTGATTGGAGAACCCTTAGAGCGTATTAAATGACAAGCATATGTAAATCCTTGTCCAGTAACAAATGATGCTTCTAAAACACGTCTCATAAGCTCAACCCATCCTTCTCTTGAATCAGGTACAATAAAGTCTGCGTCATTTACATCCATGCGTTCAACTTTTACCTTCTTTAATATTTTAGGTATTTGATAAACATGCTCACGTTGTATGTTAAAACCTACACCAGAACCTAACATTAGCATCTCAAATGCCCATGTAAAAGGTCTAATAGGTTCATCGCAAACAACAAAAGCACAATTTTGCAATGATGGTAGACCTAGTTTATCAACTGTCTTTGTACCCAACTGCCATAAAAATCTCCCTGCAACTGTACCCTTTAAATTCATCATGATTCTTCTAAGAGAATCTTCATCTTTTTTTGTAAAACCAACATTGAGTTGAGTTCTGCATGCATCTACTACTCTTTCAATAGTATCATGCCATTCTTCTGTTCTACCATTCTTTGTTGGTCTAGAGTATGTACGTTTATAAGTAACATATCCTACAGGACCCCAAGGAACAATAGCAACATCTGCTTTTGTTTCTGTCATAATTAAAGTTTTAAAATGTTATAAATTGTAATTGGAAAGGCGACAAAGATCGTAAAATTTATTCATTGTGCCAAGTAGTCATCATAATAATTTATAAAAATATATGTAAATATTTTTAGTTTTTTAAGATATTTATAGTATCTTATACTTGAGGAAGGTGAGAGTACATTTAACTGCATATGAGAAAGCATTTTGTACTTTTTATTATATTGTCATTTTTATTTGCTTCATGTAATGCAAGTAAACGTATCCAAAAAAAATTAGACAAATATTGTCCTTTATGTGTACAGAAAGATAGTACTGTAACTGTGATACAGATCAAAGATACTACAATTGTAATCCCAGGTGAAACAATAACTCTACTAGACACACTTTATTGTGACTCATTAGGTAATGTTATATCTAAACTAAATGGAGACCTTAGAGATAAAGATGGTAAGCTAATAAGTCTACAAACAAAACTACAAAATAACATATACACATCTAAGGCTAGAGTTCAAACAATATATAGGACTATTAAGGGTAATGATGTGTACCACACTAAGATAGTAACTAAAACTTTAAAACCAGAAAAGATAAAGTACATTCCATGGTGGGTAAATTTCTTTGCTGTACTAGGAGCAATACTATTTATTATACTACTTGTATACTTTGGATATAAGCTGATTAAACTTTATTTATTATGAAAACACAGTTAACACTATTATTAATATCTATACAACAAGAACTTTTGACTTTAATATCTATTTGCCTTGCATTCTTTTTACCAATAAGTGGTATACTTATAATGATAGGTATATTAATAGCTATTGATACTTTTACGGGAATTTGGAAAGCAAATAAATTAGAAGAGAAAATAACTAGCAGAA